TTGAAAGAAAGATTTCCACATCTTCGCAGAGTTTCATCCAGCATTTCCACGCAAGGCTTGAATTTTGATATTACTGAAGTACACCCAGACGAGTGAGCATAGATTATGAATTAGCCGAGCAAGCAGTTCTCTCTTCCATGCTCCATGATGAGAGTGGACTTGCAACTGCACAGGCAGGTGAAGCACTTACCAAGGATGACTTCTCTAGCATGGATCGTTCCACGATCTTTGAAACGTGTTTGCGTCTTTCTCCATGCAATGAGATTGATTTGATCATTGAACATGCACACTTGAAAGATGAGATCCTTTTTCTTAGCGAGAAGTATGGTGGTGGAAGTATTGAGCGATACATTGAATATCTGATTGAGTACCGCAATACGAGGGCCGTGGAAACGGCACTTTATCATGCGACTGATGATTTAAAAGCAAGCAAGCCTGCAGAAGAGATTTCTCAATCATTTGTTAACCGGGTAGCCAAATCACTTTCTCAACGCAAAGGTGTGGTTGCATGTGGTCCAGCAAGCAAGCAAGCGTATGCAGAATTTCTTGAGGTGGATGCAGGTGGTACGCAAGCAATACCCACAGGCTTGGAAAAGTTGGATACTATTCTTGGAGGTGGTTTCAAGAAAGGAAGCTTGTATGTGCTTGCTGCACGCCCTGGAGTAGGGAAGAGTGCATTAGCAATACAAATGACCTATGAGACTGCAAAGCGTGGTTTAAGGGCAAGCTATGCAAGCTTAGAAATGTCTGCGAGTGAGTGTGCTGGTAGATTGCTTTCCAATGCAAGCGGTGTACGCAAACCAACAAGCAAGGGGTTTCTCAATGCAGGACATAAGCAAAAACTTGAAACACAAGTGCAAGCAATGCAATCATGGCCTATAACATTCAAAGATGATAACCAAGCAACCATGCAATCAATTGAAGCTTTCGTTGCTAAACAAAGACTTGAAGGCGAGCTTGGTTTAATCGTGGTTGATTATCTGCAACTCTTGAGCGTGCCGGGCGTAGAGAGCAGAGTACAGGAAATCTCGCAGATTTCTCGAACGCTAAAGAAAATAGCAATGGAGTATGAAACATCAGTGCTTGCATTGAGTCAGTTAAATCGTGCGCTAGAATCTCAAAATCGCAACCCCATGCTATCAGACTTGCGTGAGTCAGGAAGTATAGAACAGGATGCTGATTGTGTGTTACTCATGCATCGTGAAAAAGAAGTAGATCCAACTAATGATGATATTATTTGCAATGTTGCGAAGAACAGGAATGGAGAGGTGCGAGCAACCAAACTAACCTTTACCAAACCAACAGGTCGTTTCTCGACCCGTGTAGATGCCCGGTTACATGATAAGAAACCATTTTAGTATTAGATAAAACTACAAACAACTACATTGCAAGCCCGTAGAGGTATCTAATCGTGCGTTTCGTGATTGATACAGAAAAGTACGAGTATGGAAAACAAAACGCTTTTTAGACCCCTTCCTGACGATTTAAGGAGTATTCAATTTCTTCATCATTTGGTAAGCCAGCAGTTTCTCGCCATACTTTACGTTGCATCTCCTGCAATTCCTGCAAGGTTACTTCTCTGCCTGTTTCCTTGAGAAAAGCTTGCAACTGTTCAAGACTATCTTTGTCTGAGTTGTCCCATGGGAATGCACTCATGCTGTTTCTCCTACAACTAACTTTATATTTTCAAGATTACTTTTAATTTCATCCATGTAATGATCAAAAAAGTTTGGATCTAATTCTACAAGTTTCTCTTTCTGCTCTTCGGTAAGCAATCCAGCTTTGTAAAGTAATGTCTGCAAGCAGCACCAATTGTATAAATCTTGTTCTTCACTCATGCTATTTCTCCCAATCTAGTTCATCTGCAATCTGTTCAACCTCATCTTCAACCTTATGTCTTTGATGCTTAATTTGCTTATAGCTTTCTGCTCGGAGTTCTTGGTAATCATCCCAATCAATAATTCTAGTTGAATTGTATTGCATGGATGCCCAATGTACTAACTCATCAAAGTCATCTATTGTGTTACTCATGTCATCAGACAACTCATGTTCATTGAGTGCATCGATAAGTTGCTCTTTATTTTCGTACCAAACTGCTGTAGGTGGTAATCGGTGAGGTATTGTTAACCATATTAATTCTTCACTCATAATATTTCTCCTTGTTTCTTGTTTCTCTTTGCCCACCATGCAAGCACTTTCGGCACTAACTTGAGCGCCAGGAAGAGAGTCATTCCCAAGGCGAGCTTTGGGAGTAGTGAGTTGTTGTCTTGTTTGCTCATGCTGTTATTGGATTTTCTAGTTGATGCTGCCAAAGAAGTCTCTGTGCATTGTAATGTCTTTTCTTTGCTTCTTTTATTTCTTCGCAGGTATATCCTTTTTTGATGAGATCCTCATCGTTTTTTCTCATACCAACTAAGATACAAAGCTCTAATATTCTATCTTCGTTTATTTCCTTCATGCTGTTTCTCCTTCCACTCTGTCCAGGATTGCACGCAAGTTATCTCTTTCGAGATCCGCGCCACTATGGCTTTCCATGATTATTTGGTAAGTAAGCAATTTCTCAAAGAGTTTGCATTGCTCTAATAACTCAGGAGCTGCTGCAATTAGGCGTGCGTTTACGTTTGGTACATGCTTTGCAATACTTTCTCCACATTTTGAAGCTATAAATTTGTGTGTTACTTTCTCGCTTTGATATTCATGCCATGGCCCAGGTGTGTGTGTTACTTGTTTCTCGCTCATAATTATATCCTTGTTTGTAATGTATTTGTGAAGTTAGGCGCTTTGCTTGTATCAATTTCAGCAACTCTAAAACGATCAAACCCGTTTCTCTTTGCCCAGGCTCTCGCTTTCTCAAAATTGCGCTTGTCGTTTGTAATGATTTCTTGCATCCAATCCGGATCTCCTTTTTTGATGCCCCAAAGTATTGATTCTTTCATAATTATTTAAGTTGTAATTGTAATTGCTTTGCTTGTTTCTCCTTACATGCTACATGCTTGCATGCCCTCGTTTCACGAGGCCTTGCCACATGCTTTGCACGCTCCCTTTGCTCTCTTTGTTTCCGTGCCTTCTCGCCAATCTCAATCAATTGTTTGAGTGCTTCCGGGAATATCTCGCTTGCGTGTTTCACTGCTCGCCTTTCTCGTTAATAATATCTTGCAGCATTAACCAAGCTGGGAAGATCCAGGGTAAAATTAAAAGTAGTATATCGTAAGTCATAGTAGTATTTTGTAGTATTTTGGATTAGTAAAAGTATATATTTGCACGCCAGGCGCGCATTTCTCGTTAGTCGATTGCGTTTTCTAGATCAATAATGAGTAAGCGCAAACCGTCGCTAATTTCTTGCACTTTCTCCCATTGAAAACCGCTTTTTTCCATTTGTTTAATAATAGCTTGCAATCGTATTAGCTCGCCCATTATTGATCTAATTTCGTCTTTATCCATAGATTGCTTCTAATAGTTATTCCCCAGCACGTAAATATCTTCCTGCCAGCTTAAAAACTCGCTGGCTTGTTTGCTGTCCATGTGAAAAACACTTTTGTCATAAGGATAATACACGCAATCTTGACCTTCTTTGATTGTTTTGCCCGTTTCTTGGCAAGTGCTATTAAAACGCGCTGTTATTATCCGGGGATCTTTATTGTATCTTGCAAATTTTCTCATTGTTTTACTTGTTAAATGTTTCTTTCATAATTGCGTCAAACTCTCCAATTGTAACACCGCCCATTGCTTTAACATATGCAATTTGATAACGTACCGGTTTATCCTCTGGCACGTCATATGTCATTAAATGCGCTTTTATATATGCAGCTGCCTGCTGTCCGTTAAAACCAAGTGCAAGCGCTTTGTTTGCTAGTCTTTGCACGTTACCTTTTGATGCATGTAATTTCATTGTTTTACCTTTCTTTTATAAGTTTTTTAATTTTTGGATCTGTGCCGCATTCATCGCATAAATTATAATTCCATTGCCCGCGGTCATAAAAAAATAACCAATTTGCTTTTACTTTCTTGCAATGTGGGCAAGTGTTTTTTTCATGCTCTGGTATTTGTTTAAATAGTTTAGAATTCATTGTTTTACCTTTCTCTTTTAATTGTGTACACCTATCCCAATTGTAACACCGTCAAGTTTATCGCTACCGCAAGCATGCTGCCCGTTTGGCAAGCAATTGCCACAATTGCCCGGACAAGCAAAGCGCTTTTCATGCCCGGCTTCCTTTAGTGCTGCCAGCACTTCCTTACGATATTCTTTGCTGCCTTCATTGTCTTTATCTTGATAGGCCTTGCTATTTATATGTTTTCTTGCAACGGGCACAGCAATAAAACTACCGCGCACGCAAGACAGTTTACCCATTTTTTCGAGCCAGGCAGCGCTGTTATATTTTGAACCGCTGGACAAGTTGAGTTTATAATTAGCAGGCCATTGAAAACCGCTTTCATTCAATGCTATAAATGCATGCCAGCTTTTTGAATATCCATACACTTGCACGTCAGGCCTGGAACGTATTAATTCCATCCAGAAAACAATATTGTGACGCCCGGAAAAATCCCCGTCTACATATAAACGCAAAACTTTATTCTCTGGGATATCATTGAAAGCATGCTGGATTGCAAGACGTCCGGCAGCGCTGCGCATTAAAACACTGTTTTGCAATTGACGAAAAAATGCAGCCGGATAACGCCAGCCCTTAAAAGAGTAACACCAACCAGCTGCAAAGTTTTCACTCTCTCTTTTATTATTTTCTCCAAACAAACAAGCGCCAGCGCCTGGGCAATCAAATCCGGGCAAACTACTGAAAGCATAAAAAGGTAGTTTTTTATTGCCAGCAGCTGCAAAGATAGAAAAAAGTGCAGGCCTGCTTTGATCTTCGAACCAAGCCAGGAAGCGCGTTGCAAAGTACTTGGTTGTATTACGTGCGGTAGGATCTCCAGGGATAGCCGCAACAAGTTTAGAAAGTGCTGGCAAGTTATTTGTAAGTGCTGCGCGTGCAAGTGCAAGCTTGCCCGGTGTGGATAGTTTAGGAAGTGCTAAAGTTTTCATAGTAGTAAGAATTTTGAGATTAAATGTTAAACCAGAGTTTCGAATCGAAAACTTTTTCGCTTTTCACGCCGTTTGCATGAACTTCAATTGCAAAATCGCCTGCTAGATAAGTTGCATAGCGTTTTGCTTTTTCAATGGCTTGTGATTTGTCGAATACAAAACCAAGTTGTTTTACGAAACCGTATGCGCTTCTTTGATAGATGTAATATGTCATAGTAGTAATTTTTGATTATTAGTTGTTTTTGTGCCAATGAGCATGAATGATTGATTTTGCTCTTTGTTGTTTAGTTATGTTTTCAAGTAAGCATTCAACACGATTTTCTTCACGTGTTGGAAAGTACTTAACAATGTCGAACGTGCCACGTGCTTCGTTTTCAATCACGTAAAGATCACCATCGTCATAGTTTGGTTTATTCGTTCCATAATGTATGGCCTCAACGCTCCAATCAGCATTTAGACCGCAATCTGTAAATCTAGGTAAGTTCATAGTAGTAATTTAGTAGTTATAAGTGCGAGTAACCTCGCTCGGATGGAATACACAATTGCACACCAAAAGACATGAGTCAAGTATATAGATATCTTTTGTAGCCTTAAGACGTTCAAATGTAATAACAGCTTGGAAGCGTGTATTCATGCCACATGTAGCGTGCCGTCAAGTGCCGTTCCACGGCATCGGACGCCAAGTTGTAAAAAATTCATGCAAAAATATTTACAAGCAATCGTGCGAGTCTGGTTGCATGTAAAACATGAAAACTTGTTGGCGTGTTGGCGTGGGATGCGTGGAGTCTTTAATGCAAGTTACTTGCAGGAAAGCATGCGAAAAAGCATTTCGCCCCGGATACGCATTTTAGAATTATGCATGTACACCAATTATATATCTAGTGTAATTGCGTAAGTATTGTTTCGTGCCAAGCAAGCCAAGCTCTTGTTTTGCTTGCAAACGTACCACCTTGCCAAGCTTGCAAGCTAGATCCCAGTGTTCATGCACCTTGGTTTGTCACTAATAATGACAAACGTCATGCATTACATGTGTATAGCAAGTGTATTTGTACTAAGTAGGGGGGGGAGGGGGCTTGCCGGATCGCTTGCGTTCTTTCTATATTATCTTCACCCCCCCCGTAACTTTTTTTGCACTAATGTCCCCAGAATGGGGAGCGTGTGTGCGCATGGTTACGCT